CAACGGCCCGGTGGGTGGTGGTTTCCAAGAACAGCAGGCTCCACAGTTGAAGCCTAACGTAGCGGCTCCGGGACAGCCGGGACAGGCTACGAACGCCCCCAATCCTTCTGTGCCTGCTGGTCCTACGATGCCTCAGTTCACTATGGGCAGTGCCAACAACCCTGCTGTCAATCTCAACGGACGCGACAACCCGCGCCGATTTATGCAGCGCCCCTCCCTTAGCCCGCAGCAGATGCAGCAGTTAACTCGTGGTGGCCAGCGTCCTCCCGCAAATGCGTACACTCCGGGAGACGGTTACATCGAACTTCCGCCCGGCCCGGTGGGGTACTAAGCCATGAGCGTCTACACCCTCGCGTCACTTAACCCGCAAGCACAGGGCCAGCGTCCCGGTGGTGTAGCCACTGGCCACGTCCCGCAACAGCCTAATCTGGGGCTTGGCCCTAACCGCTACGTACCTCCGACCTTTAACTGGGGCCGTGGTGGACTTGACGGCAGGCAGCCACAGTACACCCAGATGGACTGGAACCAGATGCAAGGGTTCTACATGCCACAGCAGCAGAACAACACGTTCACGAATCCGTACATGCAGCAGCTACAGGGTATGCTGGGGATGTTCAGTAACCAGTACGGCGGGCCTAACCGCCAGCCGACACTGCCGCAGTTTGGTAGCTACAACCCCGGCTTTGGCGGTCCGACCAGCTTTTACGACCAAATGCGCGGTGGTGGCGACCTCATCGGCGGATTTGGTGACCAGATGCCGGGCGATGGTGAGTTTATGGATATTTTTGACACCCCCATGCGCGGTCCCCGCATGCCCTATGGCGGTAACGGGGGCGGATTTGGTGGACGGGGCGGTTACGACCGGAGAGCGGCCTATGAGTATGCACGTCAGCAACCTGACTTTGATTGGGAGAACTACGGAGAAAGTATGGACGGGCCACGGGGTGGACGGGGCGGTTACCCTCAGATGCCACAGTTCAACCCGTACATGCTGGCCCGCAACAGCCTTGGGGGCATGGACTTCAACCAGATGTTTGATCCGCGCTTCGCTATGCTGTTTGGTATGGGCGGTCTTGGCTCGCTGCGTCCGCAAGGCTTTGCAGCTACCCAGCCGCAGCAGCTGCCGTCTACGGCTAACGGACAGAAGCCCCTAGCTATTGGTGGAGGGGGCGACTCCTCTGGGATGCAAAGAAACCCGGCCGGATTCCTTGAACCTACTGCCCCTTACGGCTCTCAGGACTATTGGCGCTCCCGTTACGATCAGTATTATCGAGACCTAGAGAGTGGCGGGTGGTCTGGTAATCGTATCCCATACGAACAGTGGCAGCGGGAAGTGTCGCAGCCTGTGTACGTGCTTGGCGGGAGAGGCTAACATGGGCATGGAGGGCATCATCCCAACAATGCCCCAGTTCCGGGAGCCGGACGGGCGGTTAGACTGGCGCCAAATCTGGGATATGGTTATTCCCGGAAACGCTTATGACAGTCGCACAAACCAGTGGCGCCCACAGGGTATGGTGGCTGGTGCTATCGGAAGCGTGGTGCCGTTTGGCGATGTTGCCACTGAGGCTATCTACGCCAACCGGGATCGGTTCCGTATGCCCAGCATGCCCAACTTCCGTAATCCGTTCAGTGGTTTTGGTAACTGGCTTCGCGGACGCACCGGGAACAGTGCCGACATTGGACGTGGTGTGTCCACACCAGAAAGCTTCTATCGCGACCGCCAGCGTATGTACGACCAAGCGATGAGCAACCAGCCTCCGACCTCTACAGAGCGTTGGCTCAACGGAAGCAACGACGCCAGCGGTCAGCAGTTTGTAGACTCGTGGAACAACGCTAACCGTCCACGCCCTACACCTATGCGAGACGGGCGAGGGGGATACAACGGGCGGAGTTGGGCAAGTGCTCGTGGGGTGGGGCAGGGCATGCGTCGCACGAACGAACAGGCATTGCAGGAAGTGATGGAACAGATGGAGCGATGGAGAAATCGCGGAGGCTTGATGCAGGAGAGGTAACCTATGGATGAGACGGAAGTAGCAGAGCGCCTAGTGAGGTTGGAGATGAAGATGGAAGCCGTTGAAAAGTACGTAGCGGCTGCCGCTGTCGAATCCAGGGCTCTTGAAGAAAAGATAGACGCACTTGTCAACAAGATCACGCGGTACGAAAGCAAGCTGGGCGGGGTGTTTGTTGTTGCTACTGCGGTCATCGCGTTCTTCAAGATGCTTGGGGAGGCAGGGTGGCAGTTCTTGAAAGATTTGTTCCAGTAGTCTTTGGTGCTTTGGCTCTGCCTGCTTTTGCGGGCAGTGTCTCCGTGCCGGACGTGGTGTTTGGGGTTACGGAGCGAACGCCGTATTGCTCTCTTGACTCGCGGGCTGGTGTGTACACCGTAGCTTTTTGGTTGCAGGATGTTAAGTACACACTTGGGCCGGATCACGTTCTGATTTTGCGGTATACGACATCCGACGTTACCCACCCCGTACAGCAAGACCCTACAGCGTACAGTGGAAACATGAGCGTGTACGAAGTTCAAGGCGGGCGTATTCACGTTCTTGCCGAATACCGCATAAAGAACAACGCAGACGGCGCCCCTGTGTGGGTAGATGGAATACAACAGTACGTCCCAAAGAAACCGTTCAGCCCTGCCGTTGTAGAAGCCCGCGTGCCGTACGTAGAGAACACGTTTGGTAGCTACAAGTATTGTCCGGTTCCGCGTAACCCGTTCTCTGGAATACCAGAGGGGCTGTGCGCTCCGTGGGACATAGACCACTCGTGGTACAAGTACGTAGTTGCTTTGACGGCAGATGCAGACACAGTGCGCGTGGTGGAGTTGTACTGGCAGAGCTTTTCGGAAAGTGACTACGCTCGCCTGTTCGTGTACGACGCTCGTGCCGCAGGCAGAACATTGGTAAGTGCTTACGACTTTCCGACCAACACAATGTACTACAGGTACAGAACAGTAACCAACGGAGTGTGTACCGACAGGGGGTGACACAGCATGACAACTACCGTAATTCTGGTACACGGATTCAACGTAGATAATCCCGAGAACACCGTTGGTGGGCTGGCAGAAGGGCTACGCGTACGCGGTCACGACGTGCACAAGTTCTGCTACGGTCACGCTTCTTTCGTAGACGTGCGGGTAGCCAACCCGAACCTGGCTCACGCTCTCCTTTCGCAGATACGTTCCATCAAACGGCTGTCACCCCACCGGGAGATTGTACCCGTAGGCCACTCCAACGGGTGCGCGATCATTCACCAAGCGGCAGCCCTACAGACGCAAGAGTTTCTGTTTGCTAGAAGCATCTACATATCGCCCGCGTTGAACCGCAAAGCCGAGCTACCGGAGTCCTTGTCTCAGTGTGACGTGTTGCACAACGAGGGCGACACAACGGTGTGGTGGAGTCAGTTCATGCCGTTTCACCCTTGGGGTAACATGGGCCAGAAAGGGTACAGGGGCATTGACGTGAGGTACACCAACCACGACTGCTCAGATGTTGTTAGCGGGCACAGCAAATGGTTCTCTGAGGAAAACCGTGGTTACACGATGGGCAAGGTAGACGGGCTACTTTCGCATCCACTTTGAGTTCTTGTCCCGCAACCACTGCTTGCCGTCTTTGGGCCCGCCCCACGGGTTGCCGAACTCTTTTGGGTGAGGAAGGCAGTCACCGCACAGGTACTTCCACAGCAGCGCCCGCACAGCCCTGCGCTCGCTTCTGTGTGCTAGCGCTTTGTACTTCTTCTCACTGCCTTTACCCGTCATCCCGATTACCGGGAAGTGCCGGTACGAACGGCTCACAAGCTACTCCTCGTCTTCCACCATCAGGAAGAACCGCCAAACACGCGGGCTAATGCCCATAGGCTCCCACGTCACAGCCTTCATGTCATTACCGTTACCGTCCTCGTACCACAACAGCCCCGTGTGTCGATACGCGCGGGCAAGGGCCAGATCATCGACGTACGCTTTTCGCATCCTTTCCCCTTTTTACTTTGTACTCGGTAATACCACCGTCCATCTTAGTGTGAGGATCAAGCACTGCTGCTGCTTTTACAGCACCTTCTGCATTACCCCCGCCGAACATATACCCCATAGCTATCTGATACCCGTTTCCAATAGCTACCGGAGCTTCCGTCTTTAGCTGGTCCATCTCGTGATCGTAAAGCCACACCTCTCCGGTGCGCGCGTCAACAACGATGACTTCGGCGTCTGTGTCCAGGTCCGGGGGATCACCGCCAGAGGTGAAGTAGTCCAACACCTGTTGGTAAAGGTGCGCGGGGCCGGTGAACCCGATGTACTTTCCGCCCACCTCGGACAACTTATCCCCGTAGCACGTTCTCCAGTATCTGTCAGCAACAATACTTGTACCGTCGTAGGCAATGGTAGTCATAGGGCTAGCGACTGAAATCCAATTCGTCCGAGTCTTCCGGGTCGTCGCCGTACAAGTCGTCGTCCGGGGCGTTAGCCCAGTACAAAGCGCGGTTAATCAGTTGCTCTGCTGCTGGGTAGTTCTCCAAAGCAATCTTGTCAAGAGCATCTTCGAGAAGGGAGATGATAGCGTTTCGTTCAGTAGAAGACATCATGTTGGTTATTTGGCCCCTGCGTTCTTGTTGTTGGTCTGGAAACTGAGCACCTTGAACGTGTACTCCCGCACTTCCAAGAAGTCTTGGTACTCAGGCAACGTATCTGACAACCACCGCTTTGCTTCTATCTTACCACAGTTACGGTACTTGTCAAGGTAGATTTCGTGAATCCTCTTTACGAACTTGGTGTGCATATCGTAGTACCTCGTGTGTTGCCCGTACCGATAGACACGCGCTGTTAGGTGTAGTTCTAGGTGCCCTCCTCGTCCTCTACCAACACACCGTAATCTCCGTGTTTGATCCTATAGATAGGCGGCATGCGCCCTGCGGCCAGCATGTCACGGCTTGCTCGGATGGTATTGTACGCGGACTCCACCATGTCCGGCCCAATCATGACCGTGAGCGCATTTGCTAGAGCGGCAGCACGCACCTCTTCCTCTGTGTACAGCGGTACGAACTTAGCCATCGTAGTGTGCACTCACGCTATTGCCCCAAGATTCGTGATACGCCAAAGCGTCGCGCACCACCTCTNNTGGAACGGCCGCTCTGCTGTTGCCCAGTACACACCATACACTGATCCCATCGCAAATAGCAGCAGAAGCGCACCTGCAATTACAGCAGAAATCTCCATTAGCTGTACCTCCGCATCAAGTAGTCAAGGGAAATGAAGCCTTCGTCGAACTGCCCTTCAATCGCCTCGTAACACATCAGCATACCCCTCCAGTGCTCGTTTCCTTGCGGTCCAAGATACTCTTCCGAGTGCGGGTAGCAACTGCCTGTGATGATACCAGTGATGCGCTTTCCGTCCCCACGCGTAGCTGTTGCAATCTGCTTACCCTGCTGGTGCCCGGCGATACACGAGACGTGCTTCTTGGTGAGCAGCGCTTGCGCAGATGTAATGGGCCTGCCCATCACCCCGGACACAAAGTAGTGAGAGAAGCAGATACCAGCTACTTGTTCCACCTTTAGGAACGGAGACACTTCCCACCCCGCCTCTTCGTACCCCAGGTCACGCAACCCGATGGTGCCGTCCAGCTTGGGGTCATCTTCTACAGCGCGCGAGATGCGGCAATTTCCTGTGAACACGGGCTTTCCGTTTCTGCGGGTTAGTAGTGTTCCGTTATTCACAGACAAGCAGTACACCGTCCCGTCGTAGTGTTCCCTGTTTACTAGCCACTGGTTAGAGCGGCACAGGTTTGTGCGCACAATGTTGACTCGCCACTGGTCAGGCCGGTACTCCGTAAGCGTAGCGCGGTATCCGTGGAATACACACGCAGCTTGGACGTCTTCGCAGATTTCCTTGCGTCCATAAAACACTGCGCATTTCTGCGCGGACTTTGGGATCGTGCCGTCACAGAACACGAGGGTATCTAAGAACACACTGAACTGGTGCGTAGTCATGTTGTACACGTACTGCGGCAGTCTCCTGTTAGAAGTCCAGCACCAGTCCGGGCGACGCATGTGAAACTCGTACGACGTTTTTGCTCGACTCTTCAGCTTTTTGCCGCAGATGTGCGTGATGCCCCTGTCGCGCTTGCTGACTGTGTAATTTACCCCGGCCTCTTGTATGATCTGCTCTATGTGGCGGTGCTTGCCCTCCGATTGGTAGAATACTACGCGGTCTCCGGAGTGAGAAGAGTCCGTGCACGCAACAGCAACAAAGCGGAGTTCCGCGTCGTTCAGAGCAACGCCGGGAGCGGTACTTTTGCCAGAAACTAAAAGGTCGCAATGGATCGCTGCGTCGTTTGCCGTTGACCACACGCGGTTGCCAGCGGAGCTTTCCCAGAATACTCGGTGGTTCGGGGTGACTGCCATGTCAACCGTTCTGGACGAGTACACACAAAGTTCTCCGTTGTACGGCTTTTCCACTTTGGCGTACGGAACCTGCCACTCTGAGCAGTTGTTTTCGTCCAGAGTCAGCACGCTCTCACCCTCTTCTACGTCCTTGATAAGCCGCCATCCAGAGCGCGTAAGCACCTCCGTCTTGCCGTCAAAGCACTCGTGGTTGCCATAGAGCATCAGCATGTACGGGTTGTACGTCTTCTTCTTGTTGCGCGAGTGCTGGTTGTTGTACGCACGCATAGGAGAAAGCAGTAAGTCCATGCCTTCCTTGGCAGCCTCTACGTCCTTCTTGTACCGCCTGCCTTCAAAGGACTTCTTGTTTTTATCGTAGGAGGACAGCGACGGGAGATCTGCGAAATCACCCAAGTGAACAACAGCATCTGGCTGTTTCTCCACAATGTAGTTGCCGATAGCGCCGAGGTACGACAGATCTTGGTCCGGCTTCACCTGTGTATCTGGTATCACAGCTATCTTGATAGGCTTGTCCGCTGTCATCAAGGCATCCTCCTGTTCCACTCTTCTGTGGCGTAGCCACGGTCTACCTCGCTAAGTTCGTCCGACCAAACAGACACACGCCGTATTTCCGGCCCCACTGCCCCGCAGCTATTACAGTGCACCGCCACCCACCTGTACGTAGACGTAGTTTGAATATGTACCTCTGTGCTTCCGCAGAACGGGCAAGGTAGTGGAATCATTTCTCAGACACCTCTCCGATGCGCTCCGCTTCTTTTTCTGGCTCACACACAGTGCAACCCGGACACGCGCTTGCCGCGCAGTGCAATGCTGTCCGTGGAGGAAACAAAAGAAACCGCGCTTTTTCGCTTGCTTCCCACCGCGCGCTCCCTACCGGCATCTGCTCTTCTGCTACTGGCCCATCTATAGCGTAGTCCCACACGTACTTGATTGTGGTTCCGTCTGAGGACTTTGCCGTCACTCTGCCGTACAGTTTACACAATTTGCGCAGTCCGCTCACTTTGTACCCTCCGCTACTTTTCCGATACGGCACACCCACCCAGCAGGCGGCGTGTATATGAACGTAGAACCGTCTTTGTCAGTACCCACTACCGTACCACCATCCCGCACGTAGGATAGCGTAGAGTCGTTTACAGCAGGCTTTCCAGACGCGTCAAGGCACGTCAGTTGCTGAGCTACGAACGGGGCGTTTTGTGCCTTGCGACGCTCTAGTTCCATGCCGGCAGATGCTCCGACGCATAACACTGCAATAATGGACGCTACCATTAGCACTATGTCTAACGCTTTACTCGTCGATCCCCCCATCTGGCACCTCCATATTGTTGCGCGCGTCACACAGTTTGTCGTCCAGGGCCGGCGCAGGGG